CCTATTGCCTACTCGTTTATTGAGTCCATCGTTCTAGGCGACGGTGAAGAAAAGACCCTCATTGCCACCCGCCAGAGCGGCAAGTCTGAGGTGGTATCCAACCTCATTGCTGGCCTCATGGTAATTCTACCGCGTCTGTCAAATGTGTACCCGACGTGGCTGAAGAAGTTTGAGAAGGGTTTCTGGGTGGGCGTGTTCGCCCCCACAGAGGAGCAGGCAGACACCGTCTTCGGACGTGTGGTCAGCAAGTTGACGAGTGACCATGCCATGAACTTCCTCCTTGATCCCGACATTGATGATAAGGCCACGGGCGGTGGCGGTCGTGGTAAGGGCAAGATCATCACGCTGAAGAAGTCTGGCTCTCTCTGTCGTATGCAGACCTGTAACCCCAAGGCCAAGATCGAATCTAAGACCTACCACTTCGCGTTCATTGACGAGGCTCAGGAAGCCGACGAGGTCATGATCGCCAAGTCGATCAAGCCCATGCTTGCGTGGAACAACGGAAGCATCGTGCTGGGTGGTACGGCCCAGCGTTACAAGTCGTACTTCTACAACGCCATCCAGTACAACAAGCGTCGCGACATCAACGCTCGCGGCCACAAGATCCATCACCATGAGTACGACTGGAAGATGGCGGCGAAGTACAACTCCAACTATGCCTCCTTCATCGCCAAGGAGAAGTTACGCATTGGCGAGGACTCAGATGAGTTCCAGATGTCATACTGCAACAGGTGGATGCTTGAAAAGGGTATGTTTGTATCTGAGGACAGACTTGAGCGTCTTTACGATCCAAGTATGCCGCTGGTACACGAGTGGTGGAAGACTCCAATAGTTGTTGGTATAGACGTTGCCCGTACTAATGACTCAACTGTGATTACTCCCGTGTGGGTTGACTGGGACCACCCAGATCCGTTCGGGTTCTTTGAACATAGAGTGTTGAACTGGCACGAGATCAACAACGTCGAATGGGAGACGCAGTACTTTGAGATCATCGATTTTCTTCGTAACTATGACGTATACAGGATCGGGGTGGACGCGCAGGGTGTCGGAGGTGCAGTGGCCGAACGCCTTCAGATTCTTCTCCCAGACATCGAAGTTATCGCAGTTTCATCTGATGCAAAAGCACAAAACGAGAGGTGGACACATCTGACGCAGTTGATCCAACGTGATCAGTTGATTGTCCCCGGCCACAGTAAGGCCCGACGCACCAAGCGCTGGAAGAAGTTCAACCAACAGATGGCTGATCTAGAGAAGGTCAACCGTGGTCCCTACCTATTAGCAGCCGCTCCCGACGAACGTGGAGCCTTTGACGATTATCCAGATTCTCTTGCTATTGCGTGCGCTATGACGGTGCAGAATGTCATGCCAACTGTTACAGTGTATGAGAACCCGTTTTTTGAATAAGTCGTAAAACTGAGGCATACAATACGGGGTAGTGCTACCATTGCAACCGTAAGTACCTACACGGAGGTTTCCTCTTTATGGACATGAACCCGACTATCGCCCCGCAGAACCCGTACCCCGAGGCCATGCGTAACGTCTTTGAGCGCGTTATGGCCCCGAGCATCCCGGGTAACCGTGGCCCCCAGCGTTTTCAGGAAGGCATTGAGAGCGACACTGACGTTCCCAACGACTTCATGCAGGGAGCGTACGCCGATCCTGCTCCGTCGCCCATGCGAATGAACCATAACAACCGCGACATGTTCTTCAAGTACCCGGAGCAGACCATGCAGGAGCGTGCCCACGTCGGCTCGGCCTCGTGGATTGAGGCTCCCGGCGTGCTCTCCGACTTCGTGACCGGCACCGTTGCTGGCGACGGTATGCCGAAGTTTGAGATGGTTGGCAACTCTGGTATGCACATGAACCGGCCCAACCCGGTTCGCGTCGACGGCTGACCATGACCGGCGGCTCGTCCGCCTCTAGCGGTTCTGCCGCTACCTCGGGAAGCGGGGCATCTTCTAGTGCCACCACCTCCTCCGGTGATGCAGGTGAGGCATCCACCGACGCTGGAGGTGAACTAACTGGCACAGAGGATGTCCCGCTTCCTGTTTCTCCGTACGCCATAGTTGGGGGACACGGTAGGTGCAAGTGCTGCTTCGCGGACGGGTATACCCGTTGCCGACGCTAAGACAGGCTATGCTTGTCTGAGTGCGTATATCAGGAAGGTAGTCACTTGGGCATCAAGATACTCACCATTGACATTGAGACGCGCCCCAGCCTCGCTTACGTGTGGGGACTGTGGGACCAGAACGTCGGCCTCAACCAAGTTGAGGAGTTCGGTACGGTCATCTCATGGGCAGCGAAGTGGTACGGAGAGAAGAAGGTTCACTTCGCCAGTGACTACCACGATGGTCACGACTCCATGGTTGAACAGGCGTGGAAGATGTTGGACGAGGCCGATGCTGTTGTTGGATACAACAGCAAGTCCTTCGACATGAAGCATCTCAACCGAGAGTTCGTGCTGGCGGGGATGCCCCCGCCTTCTCACTATGTGGACATCGACTTGATGCAGGTGGTCAAGCAGAGGTTCAGGTTCGCCTCCAACAAACTCCAGCATGTCGCTGTGGAGTTGGGCATTGGCTCCAAACTCCAGCACGACGGCTTCGACCTGTGGGTGGGCTGTATGCGGAACGAGGAGAAGGCGTGGCGCACCATGAAGAAGTACAACATGCAAGACGTTGTGCTGACTGAGCAGGTGTACGAGAGGCTTCTGCCGTGGATCAAGACTCACCCACATCAGGGTCTGTATGACGGAGATTTGGACGCTTGCCCCCGCTGTGGCCACAACGACCTAGTGATAAACCGCTACTATATGACCCGTACCGGTAAGTACCGCATCATGCAGTGTAAGGGATGTGGCGGGTACACCAAGGACAACAAACTCATCGAACGAGTTACCAACACCACCTTATAGGAGAGGTAATGGCTGAGAAGAAAGACAGCAAGAGCAGTAAGTACACTCGCGGAGGAATCACCTTTGAGGGATACAACAAGCCCAAGAAGACTCCCGGCCACGCCACCAAGTCGCACGCTGTGCTGGCTAAGGAAGGCGAGCAGGTTAAGTTGATCCGCTTCGGTGAGCAGGGGGCCAAGACCGCTGGTAAGCCCAAGGCTGGCGAGTCTGAGAAGATGACGAAGAAGCGTGCGTCCTTCAAGGCCCGTCATGGTGCCAACATCAAGAAGGGTAAGATGAGCGCCGCCTACTGGGCTGACAAGGTGAAGTGGTAATGGCACCACGCAAGAGCGCGTCCCCGCGCAAGAGCGCTCAGTACTACCGCAACAACCCCGACGCTAAGGCTAAGAAGGACGCCTATAACAAGGACTTCAATAAGAAGCCTGAGCAGCGCAAGAAGCGTACGGAGTTGAAGCAGGCCCGCCGTGACCGTGACATGGACGGTAAGGGTGGTAAGGATCTGTCCCACACTAAGGACGGGAAGTTAGTTAAGGAAGATCCCAGCGCTAACAGGGCTAGAAACCGAGGGAAGAAATAATGGCTGAGAAGAAGTCGGCGGCTAAAAAGCCAGCCAAGAAGAAGACGGAGTCCAAGGTCAACGAGGCCGGTAACTACACCAAGCCTGCTCTTCGCAAGCGACTCTTCAATGAGATCAAGGCCGGTAGTAAGGGCGGAGACGCTGGTGAGTGGTCAGCCCGTAAGGCTCAGATGTTGGCTAAGCGTTACAAGGAAGCCGGTGGAGGGTACAAGGACTGATGGCTAAGAAAGCGCCCCAGAAGTCTCTGGAAAACTGGACCAAGGAAGAGTGGGGAACAAAGTCCGGCAAGAATTCAACACAGGGCAAGAAGGCTACCGGTGAGCGGTACATGCCAAAGAAGGCTCGTGAAAAGTTGAGTGACGCTGAGTACAAGGCCACCAGCGATAAGAAGCGAGCCGGAGATAAGAAGGGTAAGCAGCACGTGTCTAATACACCTGCTGCCAAGACGGCTACAAAGAGCGCACGCATCAAAAAGTAGTCTGCTATCCTCTTTAGTACGTACGTCTGACGGGAGCACATAGTGCCAGTTGATTTTTGGTCACCAAGTTATAGAGCGAGTTCTAGCGACCTTACGGTTGCCATTTCACCCCTCGGTCTTGTCGAACTTGCTGACGAAGAGTTTGAGGTTCATGGTCCCCGTCTGAACCGTTATGCCGCCTGTTGGGCTTGGTACCTCGGCCACCACTGGTCGCACCGTCGTGAGATGGGCGAGCCTAATCTCGCGTTGAACTACGTCCGCACCATGGCGGACTACATCACGAACTTCTGTTTTGGCAAGGGAGTCCAATTCAAGACCCCTGAGGCTAACGGTGCGATCATTCCCCACGTTCTTCAGAAGGTGTGGGAGGTAGACAATAACAAGGGCAAGGTGCTCTGGGAGATGGGGCAGTTAGCCGGTGTTACTGGCGACTGCTTCGTCAAGGTGGCGTATGAGCAGCCATGGGAGGACACGCTCGGAGTTGTCCACTTTGGTAAGACGCGCATCATTCCGTTGAACCCCGCTCACTGCTTCCCTGAGTATCACCCCCACGACAGGGATCGCATCCTCAGGTTCAAGTTGAAGTATCGGTTCTGGGGCACCAGCCCCGAGGGCACTCGTCAGGTATACACCTTTACTGAGATCCTCACCGATGAGACGGTGGAGCAATACATCAACGACGAGTTGATCGACCAGTACGAGAACCCCATCGGCAAGGTGCCGGTCATCCACATTCCGAACGTCAGCATCTCGTCGTCCCCGTGGGGACAGGCTGACATCTGGGACATCATTCCGCTCAACCGAGAGTTGAACGAGAAGATGACCGAGATCTCAGACATCATCAACTACCACAGCGCCCCCGTGACGATCATCACTGGTGCTAAGGCTTCCCAGTTGGAGCGGGGTGCCAAGAAGGTGTGGGCTGGTCTCCCCGACAAGGCTCGGGTGTACAACCTTGAGTCAAGCGGTGAGATGGCAGGTGCGCTGAACTACGTGCAGATCATCAAGCAGGCGATGCACGAGATCACTGGTGTGCCCGAGACCGCTCTTGGTAAGACACAGCCGATCTCCAACACCTCGGGTGTTGCGTTGGCTATCCAGTACCAGCCGATGATGAACCGTTACCACATGAAGCGGACCCACTTCTCTAAGGGTCTTGTGCAGTTGAACGAATTGATTCTACGTACGCAGGCCGTTCACGAGCCAGAGTCACTTCAGTGGAATCCCGCCGAGGCGACGTTCCCCGAGCCTGATCAGTTACAGGTGCTTGATCCTCGCGATCCGAATACGTACCAGACCTCTATCCACTGGCCGGACCCGCTCCCCGTTGACCAGTTGATCAAACTCAACGAGTTGCAGGCGAAGATGGCGATGGGTCTAGAGTCTAAGCGTGGCGCTCTGCGTGCCCTTGGCGAGGAGTTCCCCAACGAGAAGATGGCCGAGGTATCCGAAGAGTTGCGCGACGACGCAATGGACCAAGGTGCTCTTGAACTAATTAATGCTCAGATAGCCGCATCGGTGATGGCAATTACTGGTATGGTTACACCTGACGGAGCGCAGCCTGCTTCAGAGACAAAGAGCGCAGGCGGTTCTGACGTAACATCTGCCGGTTCCGCACAAGAGGGATCGGGAGTGATGCCGGGGGTTAACCCCTCCGGTGACATAGTTAATCAATTGGCGCAGCGGGCATACGGAGCCAACTTGGCTCAACGACGTGTGCCTGACACGGACTGACTAACGGGAATCTATTTCAGACATATCAGCACGACAACGTGAGGTATTAACAATGGCAGTTAATGAAACCGGTGACTCTGTCACCATTGATAACCCTGTGACGGCTCCTGTTGAGCAGGAGGCTCCGGCCC